GAAGAAGATGGTGAAGAGTTTGAGGGTACAGTTTCCCTAGGTTTTACAGCTCAATACTCTAAATCATGGAGTGGCGATATAAGCTATTCTCGTTTATTTGTAAACGCATCTGACACACCAGCTCAATTACATAACTTTTCAGATAGTGGTGGTACTAACTATGCATCTGGGAACCCTTTATTCCAATATGTGAGTGCGGCAGGCGTGTCTTATCAGTCAGGGGCACAAAGAGAATTTGGTACACTGTATTATACGTCTGGTGGAAATGTTTATTCCAGAGCTGTCCAGGTGGGTGGCGAATTCATGACTCAATATACTGGTGCACAACAAAGAGCATATATTGGTGGCAATACTGCCGATATGGACCCAGAGGTTGGTGAAGATGCAACGGGATATCAAGGAACAGGTGGTGTTTATTATCAAACAAACTTTGCAGATTTAAATTTAAATTCTTATCTTGGAGCAACTGGCGACCTGGCAACGTATTCAAAAACATATGTGGATAATGAATGGCGTTTATTTGAAGGAGCTGGACTCCATGAATTATACCTAGCTGCATGGTCAGATCCAAGAACTGGTTATCTAGGAGTCAATTCTGGTGTGAATTTTATAGCTCATTACGGGGGTCAATTTACCAAATCTTACTTGCATAGTATGCAAGTTTCATATGCAGCTTCAGATACATCTGGATGGTTAAGGTCTTATCAAAAAGGATATCTAAAACAATATGAAAAGACATGGACAACAATAGGATATTATATTGGTTACTATACAGGAATATATACAAAGCAATATTCTAAAGCATATGAAAAGGTTTACAATAAAATATGGGTAGGACAATACTCAAGATTGTTTGAAGGTTCTTTTGTAAAGCAATATGAAAAAGCATACACAGGACAGTACATTGGTCAATATAATAAAGACTATGTTAAAACATATACTCAACATTGGACAGGTGTATATTCAAGACAATTCCAAGGACCAGCTTTATACAACGCATCAGCAAATGGAAACTTTACTGGACTAGTTACACACAACTTTGAAAAGAATTATATCAAAGCATACGAAGGCGTGTACCTTGGTCAATACACAGGAACATTTATAGGCCAATATATTAAACAATATGGAGCTCTATTCACAGGTCAGTATGAAGGTGCATTTGTAGGAGTGTATAATAAAGTATACGTCAAACAATATACTAAAGAATACGAAGGACAATTTGGTGCTCAGTTTGGTAAAGTGTATTCTAAATTATATGAAGGTGCATTTAATAAAACATACGTAGGTGCTTATGTAAAAGCATATGGTGGAGTATATCAAGGGGCTTATGCCAGTATAGGAGACACCTTGAGATTTGCAACAAACTTTGCAGGACCTCAAACATTCCATACTTCATATGTGACAACTACTGCAGTAGCTAACACTAAGAGTGGTGAGCTAACAGATGGTGGTGGTTTAATTAGAGTGAAAGATGCTAGCATATGGAAACAGGCCAAAGATATAAAAATAAAAGAAAATGATGCATGGAGAGATGTATCAATTGTAAGAAAGAAAGAAGACGGCCAATGGAAGATAGCAGGCGTCAATTATGAAAGAACAGATATAACTCTTTCTAGTAATACATCACAATTTAACCTATCAGCTCATTTAAGTAGCTTAGGTAAATCAAAAGCAACAAGACCTCAACATGTTAACATTACAATAGCAGATGATGTATATGTATATTCAGATCATCAAACTACACCAGCACTTGACTTATCAGGATTTGGAGCTATTCAAAATATTAACCATAAAGTTAAAATATTAGTTAAACCAGATGGAAATATTATTGGTAAATCTGGTGTAGCTGGTCTAGGTGCTACAACTGGACAGAATGGTGCTAATGGTGGTGACGCTATTAAGATGGGTAACGGTATAGAAGTTTATATAGAAAATTATGGTATCATCGCCGGTGGCGGTGGTGGCGGAGGTGGCGGTGGCTATCCCGTAAACGGAGTAAGTAGCTCTGGAGGCATCGGTGGAACTGGTGCTGGATGGAATTCAGGAGCTTTCATTTCAGAAAGCAGTTCAGATAGAAATGGCACTAATGCATCCACAGCATTAGGCATACATGGAGGAAATGGTGGATTACTAGGTCAACTAGGAACAGGTGCAGGCGGGTATAATGATGACTCAGATGCATCACAGAATGTTGCTAACCCAGGAACCCACTATTCTCAATACGCACAGTCAGGAAACGGAGGCGAGCCAGGATCAGCTATAATAGGTTATGATGCTAGTCGAGTAAGTTTTATAAATACTGGTAGCGTATTTGGGGATAGCGCGTTTAAATTAAAGGCTTAGTAAATTGGGAAATCCACTTAGAATAAAAACGACCGGAGGAGGTACTTTTCTCGGTGTGCAGGAAATGCAGACTACCGAGATGGATTACGCCGTCCATCAAATTCTATCTGAATTCTCAACAAGCACTTCTGGCCTTGGTACTTTAAACATAAATGGACAGGGAACCTCAATGGGTTCTTTCACTGATACCTATAGAACAGAAAGCGTAGGTACTCATCCAGCTTCTAATAATATAACGTCCCAAACATATACACTTAAACAAAATCTCAATTCGATCGCAGAAACATCTATGGTGTACCCATTGTTTCTTAATGACAGCGGCTATGCATCTGAGCATAGTAATACTCTAAACTCTGTCCTTATATCAAGAGCACTTGCGAATCTTACATCGTCCGGTTTGGGATCCTACCACTTGTCTGAAACAAATCCCAACAATAGCCTTTATACAAGTACTGGATCCACAATGACCGATACCACTTTAGGTGGTACGACTACATATACCTTATGGCGTAAGACCCAAGGTGTTTCTGCACCTTCTGTTGTTAGAACAGCAAAAATTCAAAACTCTGCAATTAAAGAGATGTCCGATGCAGAGATAAAACTATTAGCAATGAGATTGAGAAATCAAATATATGCTACTGGTATAGGACAATATAAATTATCAGCGACTAACCCTGCAGCTTCAGGTGAGACCTGGGTACAAGTAGGTGGATCATTTGTTGATAATAGAAACACTTTAGCTGATATAGGATACAATACAAACTATGTTGGCCAATATGCATCTCAATATGCAAAGCAATATGTCGGTATATACACACACCATTACGAAAAACAATATGAGGGTGTCTTTGTTTCCCAATATACAAAAGAATATATTGGACAATATGAAGGAAACTTTAATAAAACATATACCGGATTGTATGAAGGTTCATTTTCTGGAAACTACACAAAACAATACGAAGGAACATTCTTAACCCAATACGAAGGTTCTTTTGAAGGAACATATACAGGCGTATATGTTAAACAGTATGTTGGCCAATATGATAAAATATATCTTAAGTCTTATACTGGTCTGTACAGCAAACAATACGAAGGCTCATTTACTAAGCAATATGAAGGCTCGTTTGATGGATTCTTTATTTCCCAATATTCCGGAGCGTTTGCTGGACAGTACATGGGTGCATACCTGGGGCAATACGAAGGCCAATTTGAAGGAACATTCAGTAAAATATACGAAGGTGTATTTGAAGGATCTTTTAATACAACTTATACAGGAATTTACACAGGACAGTATAGTAAACAATATGAAGGATCATTTGGCCAACAATGGACTGGAGCATACTCTAAACAATTTGAAGGCTCGTTCGATGGACAATACACAGGGTATTACACCGGCGTAAAACAGTTTGAAGGCATTTTCGCAGCTAACTATACGGGACAGTATGTTGAGCAATATGCAAAGCAGTATACGGGCTCATACGAAGGCACATACGCTGGTAGTAGAACATATACAGGACAGTATGCAGATCAATACCAAAAAATATATATTGGTAATTGGACAGCATCATACACAGGTCAATACACAAAACAATATACTGGAACAAGAACATACACTGGCCAATTTACTCAAAACTTTAGTAAAGGGTATCTTGGTACAAACTATCAAAAGCAATTTACAAAAGCATACGAGGGTGATAGAGAATATAATGGTTTCTATACTCAAGGATACTTAAAAGCATATACAGGTCAGTATACAAAACAATACGAAGGTGATAGAACATTCACTGGACAATATGATAGTGCTTCAGAATTATTCTCAGGATATTTCTTAGAAGCTAATTATGTTGGTAACTATACTGCTGGTTATATAAAAGATTATGTTACATCATATAATAAAGATTATGTTGGAGCATATCAAAAAACATTTGAAGGAGCTTATGTAGGTTCTTATATTAAGAACTACGAAAAGGATTTCATAGGCCAGTATATAAAAACATACACAAAAGATTATGTTGGAATATACGAAGCTCAATACACAAAGACATATGTTGGCCAATATGATAGAATATGGGAGAAAGCATATGTTGGATCCTATGAAAAGAATTATTTAAGTAATTGGAACAAAGGTTATGCTAAACAATACGTTGGCCAATACGCAACACAATACTTAAAACAGTATGCAGGAATCTACGCACGTAATTATCTTCAACAGTATACAGGCGTATACGGTAAGACGTGGATTAATCAATACACAGGATTATATGAACAAAACTGGGGCCAAGCATATGTAGGTCTCTATGCTGGTCAATATGGTGGTCAGTATACTACAAATTATATAAAAGCATACACAGGACAATATGCTAAGAACTATGTTGCACAATATACAAAAGAATATGTTGGTCAATACGTAGCTCAATATACAAAAGATTACATTGGTCAATATGTAAAACAATATAGTAAGCAATATGAAAAGGCTTATGTTGGTCAATGGGTAGGACAATACGATAGAATATGGGAAGGTACGTTTGTTACTCAATACGATAAACAATACGAAGGCTCATACTCTAAAGCATATCTTGGCGACTATGAAACCAACTATGCTAAGAATTATGTTAAGCAATATCAGCAACAATGGGTAGGACAATACACAGGAGCATTTGAAGGCCAGTTTGTAACACAATATCAAAAGGCATATGCTGGTGCATACGAAAGAGCATTTGATGGCGACTATAATACTAACTATGCTAAAGATTATGTAACCCAATACGAACAACAATGGGCAGGTCAGTACACTAAGCAATGGGAAGGAACATTTGCTAAACAATACGAAAAAGCATATGTTGGTCAGTACATAGGACAATACGATAGAATATGGGAAGGTACGTTTGTTACTCAATACACCAAAGATTATGAAGGATCTTATGAGACAGACTATGTTGGTGTTTATCTTCGTCAGTATCAAAAAGACTATGCAGCACAATACCAGCAACAGTGGACAGGAATATACGAAAAAAGATATGCAGGTGAATTCCAAACTGCATATGCTAAAAACTATGTTGCCCAATACCTACAACAATGGGCTGGACAATACGAAGGAAGATTCACAGGACAGTATACAACCAACTATGCTAAAAACTATGTTGCTCAATATCAACAACAGTGGACCGGACAATATGTAAAAACATATGAAAAGGCTTATTCAAAACAATACGAGAAAGCATATGTTGGCCAATACGTAGGCCAATATGATAGAATATGGGAAGGAACATTTGTTACCCAATATGATAAAGTTTACCTTGGACAATATGAAAAGGCTTATGTCGGTCAGTATTCAAAACAATATGCTAAACAATATGTTGCAGCATACGCACAACAGTGGGAAGGTTCATATGCAAAACAATGGACTGGAGTATATACAAAACAATATCAAAAAGCATATCTTGTACAATGGGCTGCACAGTATGAAGGCCAGTACACCAAGATATGGGAAGGAGTATACTCTACAATATTTACAGGCGTATACACCAAAACATATACAGGCGTATATCAAAAAGCATATGCAAAGCAATATGCTAAAGTTTGGCTAGGACAATACACAGGAGCATTCGAAGGAACGTTTGCAAAGAATTACACTAAAAACTATGTTGGCCAATATGTAGGACAATATGATAGAATCTGGGAAGGTTCATTTGCTACAAACTATGCTAAGAATTATGTTAANCAATATCAGAAAGCATATGAAGGTTCCTATAACACCACCTACACTGGCGTATACAATACCAACTATACTAAATTATTCCAGACGCAATGGACTGGAGTATACACAGGAACATTCTTAGGACCATACGCAGCTCAATATCAGAAAGCATATGTTGGTCAGTACATAGGACAATACGATAGAATATGGGAAGGATCATTTACTAGAAACTATACTAAAGCATATGTTGGATCTTATGTAGGACAATACGATAGAATATGGGAAGGATCATTTGCTAGAAACTATACTAAAGCATATGTTGGTTCTTATATAGGACAGTATGATAGAATATGGGAAGGGTCATTTGCTACTAACTATACTAGACAGTATACAGGTAACTACAATAAACAATATTCTGGAACATATGGAACTAACTATACTAAACATTATACGGGAAACTATAACAGAGCATACTCTGGTGACTATAATAAAAACTATTTAAAAACTTATACGGCTCAGTATCAAAGACAGTACACAGGTAACTATAGTTCTCAATATAGTGGAACGTATGGTACTAACTTCCAAAAAGCATACACAGGTCAATATACTAAATCATATACAGGTAACTATACTAAAAGATATACTGGAAACTATGATAGAGCATATAGTGGCACGTACACCAGTCAATTTGCTGGANNATATGGAACNAACTATACTAAACATTATACAGGAAATTATGACAGAGCATACTCTGGTGCATATTCAGGACAGTATAGTGGAACCTATTCTGGACAGTATACAGGATACTATGCTACCAACTATACAAGACAATATGGAACTAACTTTACTAGATCGTACACAGGTCAATACTCAGCACAGTATAGTGGAACATATGGTACTAACTTTTTAAGACAGTATACAGGTAACTATACAAAAGCATATTCAGGAAACTATACTAAGACATATACTGGATATTACAGCACTAACTATACAAGACAATACACAGGACAGTATACAGGAAACTTCTCAAGACAATGGACAGGAAGTTATTCTAGGGTAACTAGAACTACAAACTACTCAAAACAATTTGCTGGAACATATAGTAGTCAATTTTCCGGAACATATAATTCACAATATAGTGGATCATATGGAACCAACTATACAAGAGCTTATTCAGGAAACTATGTAAGAGTAACCAGATCTACTCAATATACAGGAAACTATGTTGGGGCAGTTCAACAATTTACTGGTACTGTAAATGTAAATTATACTAGACAGTTTGCTGGTAATGTAACTTACAACAGGGTTGTCTCTAGTAAATTTGGGAGCCAATTTTTAAACTATGTAAAAACAACTAACTATACTAGAACATTTGTAGGGTCAGTATCTCAACAATTCAGTAGTGGTGGTACATATTGTAGAATCTTTATTGATACTGGTGATTCAGACAATGAAGAATACGAAGGTTGTTTCTCTCAAACTACTGCAACATATTCAGGTCAGTATACAGGATACTTTAGTACAACATATACAGGGTCCTATAGTACTAACTATTTAAGACAGTATACAGGACAATATACTAGAGGATTTACTGGACAGTACACAGGACAATTTACAGGCAACTATACTAAACAATATACAGGATATTTCTCAACAGCTTATTCTGGACAGTACACAGGAACATACGCTACACAATATAGTGGAACATATGCAACTAACTACACTAGAGCATATGCAGGTAACTATAACAAACAGTTTAGTGGTACATATAATAGACAATTTGCTGGCCAGTATGGAACCAATTATTTAAAACAATATACTGGTCAATATACTAAGCAGTTTAGTGGTTCATATAATAAAAACTATTTAAAACAATATGACACTAGCTATCAAAGAGCATATGCAGGTCAATATACTGGAGCATACACTGGACAGTATACAGGTTCTTATACTGGTAATTATACTAAAGGATATTCTGGTCAGTATGCTACCAACTTTTTAAGACAATATACTGGTCAATACACAAAATCATATACTGGTAATTACACTAAGACTTATGCTGGAAACTATGATAGAGCATATTCTGGAACTTACAATACACAGTTTAGTGGAACATATACTAGAAACTATTTAAAACAGTACACAGGTCAATATACAAAAGCGTTTGCTGGTCAGTATGCAACCAATTATACTAAAAACTATGATGTAAATTATACTAAGACATATACAGGACAATATACTAAAACATATACTGGTCAATATGCTACTAACTATTTAAAACAATACACTGGTCAATATACTAAAACCTTTACTGGCCAGTATGCAACCAATTATACTAAAAACTATGTTGGTCAATATACGAATATCTATGAAGGTGCATTTTCAGGAACATATAACACAGCATATCAAAGAGCATACGTAGGCCAATACACAAACATATATGGTGGTTCGTTTGACGGAACTTACTCTACTGCTTATCAGAAAGCATATGTAGGTCAATATACAAATATATATGAAGGCGTGTTTGCGGGTACGTTTGTAACCAACTATGCTCAACAATGGATCGGTCAATACTCAAGAGGGTTTGCCGGACAGTTTACTGGTAACTATAATAAGAACTTCCAAAAAGCATATTCAGGTCAGTGGACAAAAGCATATGTTGGAGTATACACAACCAATTATTCTAGAGATTATGTAACAAACTATACTAAGAACTATGTTGGTCAATATACAAACATATACGGTGGCGTGTTTGCTGGATCATATGCAACTAACTATACCAAAAATTATGTTGGACAATATGCAAGTCAATTTACTGGATCATTTGATGCTCAATATACAACCAATTATACTAGAGACTATACGGGCAACTATGATAGAGCATATACTGGAAACTATACAAAAGCATTCGTAGGTCAATTTACAGACCAATACACAGGATTGTTTACGACCAACTATACTAAAAACTGGGAAAGACAATATGCTACTAACTATGAAGGACAATTTGAAGGTCAGTATGTAGGATTGTTTGCAGCTTCATATGAAAGAGCATACACAACACAATACACTAAAACATATGAGGGTGTATTTGTTTCTCAATACGAAGGTGCGTTTACAGAAAATTATGCTAAGAATTATGTTGGTCAATATACGAACATATATGGTGGTGTCTTCGAAGGAACCTATACCACACAGTATGCTAAATCATATATAAAGAATTTTGATAAAGCATATGAAGGTCAATTTACAGACAACTATGCTAAAGATTATATTGCTCAATATGCTAAGCAATATGAGGGTAATTATGATAGACAGTTTACAGGACAATTTGCTGATAACTATGCTAAAGATTATGTAACTGAATATGTTAAAACTTATGCTGGAAACTATGACAGACAGTACACTGGCCAGTATACAGATAACTATACAAAAATATATTCTACTAATTACCAAAAAGATTATACAGGAACTTACACCAAAGCATTTGTAGGAATATATCAAACACAATATGCTAAGAACTATGTTGGTCAATACACTAACATATACGGTGGAGTGTTTGAAGGAACATATACTACCAATTATACTAAGAATTATGTAGGCCAATATACAGATGTATACGAAGGACAGTTTACAGATAACTATGCTAAGAACTATGTTAACCAATACCAGAAAACATATACAGGTTCTTATGCAAGAGAGTTTACAGGTGGGGAATCAGTCAACTATGCTCAAGCATATCTTGGACAATATGCTAGTCAGTTTACTGGTGCATTTACAGACAACTACTCTAAAGATTATATTGAGCAATATGCAAAAGCATATACTGGATCATACTCTAAAGCATTCTTAGGACAATTTAGTGAGCAATATGCAAAAGCATACATTGGTCAATATACAAACATATACGGTGGTGTGTTTGAAGGAACATACACAACTAACTATACACAACAATATGCTAAAGCATATGAAGGACAGTTTTCTACACAATATGCTAAATTGTATGAAGGAATATTTAGTACAAACTATGCTAAAGATTATGTAGCTCAATACGAAGGAGACTTCAATACTACATATGCTAAAGCATATGAAGGCCAATATACTACTCAATATGAGGGTGCGTTTGGAGTACAATATGCTAAACTGTATGAAGGTCAATTTGCTACAAACTATGACACAACATACACAGGCCAGTTTGGAACTAATTACGAAAAAACTTATGAAGGGCAGTTTGCAACTAATTATGAAAAAGCATATGAAGGTGTATTTGAAACATCATATGTTAAAACATATACTGGATTGTTCGTTAAAGCATACGAAGGCCAATTCAATAAACAATACTTAGCATTATATGAAGGTTCATTTGATACTAACTATACTAAATCATATCAAGGATCATTTACAACTGATTACTTAAAATCATTTGTTGGACAATATGGCAAAACATACTTAACATTATACGAAGGAATATATGTTGGAGTATTCAATACGCAGTTTGTAGGCCAATACGCTAGAGCTTATACTAAGAACTATCAAAAAGAATATGGTCAAACATATGAAGGTTCGTTTGCTAGAAACTGGGAAGGCCAATTTGCTAAACAATATGAAGGCGACAGAACATATACAGGTCAGTATGGCACTCAATACACTGGAGTATTTAATAAAACCTATACCAAAGCATACTCTGGATCAAGAACATATACAGGACAATACTCAGCTAATTATCAAAAGGTATTTGTAGTTGAATATGTAAAACAATATGCAGGTCAATTTGAAGGAGACAGATCATACGAGGGGCAATATGCTCATCAGTGGGAAGGAGTCTTCAACACAACATATGTAAGTGCAAACTATCAGAAAGCATATGCCAAGCAATGGACAGGTGACAGAACATTTAGTGGACAATATGATGGCCAATACACTGGCCAGTTTACAAGACAGTATGAAAAAACATATGAAGGAGTATACATAGGATACTGGACAGGAATATATGAAGGTGCACATGCATACCAGGGAATATATCAAGGTACATATATTGGACAGTATACAGGAACTTTTGAAGGCCAATTTGGTGCATCATATGTTGGACAATATACTAAAACATATGAAGGTGAGTTTACTGGTTCATACGTCAAGTCATACTTAGGACAGTACACAGGACAATATACTAAACAATATGCAAAACAATTTAGTAAACAGTTTGAAGGATCATTTAACAAACAATATGAAGGCATATATGTAGGACAGTTTGAAAAGGCTTGGGTTGGATCATTCCTTGGCCAATACTCTGGCGAATATCTTGGTCAATATACTAAACAATATGAAGGCGAATTCCAAAGATCATATGTTGGTACTTGGTTAAAAATATATTCTAAAGATTATGAAGGAACATTTACAGGTCAGTTTACTCAACAATTTGAAAAAGCATATGTTGGCTTGTATGAAAAATCATACTCTGGTCAATTCGATCAACAGTTTACAGGTAACTATGTTAAGACCTATACGCAATTATTTGAGGGATCATTTACAACACAATACGAAAAAGCATACATTGGCCAATACACTAAACAATATGAAAAAGCATATGAGGGTTCATTTACAACTAACTTTGTAGCCCAATACGAAGGAACCTATACTCATGCATATGCTGGACAAACAGTACAGGCTGGTACAGAAACAATAACAACATTAAAACTATGGGTTAGAACAGCTTAACTGTTGACCTTATAAATAGAATAGTATATAATTAGACCACATTGAGGATACATTATGGCAGAAGAACCTAAAATGGCTAAGATTCCAGAAGGAGTCACAGTCGAAACCCCCAAGAAAGAAGAACTAAGAACTCTTCCAATTCCAGAGTTACATCTGGATCCTACATTACCGGTAATTGTAAATCCACATTATACAAATAATGCTCGGACAGAATTATCATGTGTGTTATTAAGACCAGATGGAATGGCTACTCAAGAAAAAGGAATTCCTAAAGATCAAAACCATCCATTGTATAGAGATATAAAAAGACAATTTAGTGAAGATGAAGTTAGACATAATACTAAAAGACAAGCAGCAATACAGTCAGCTTTGTCAAAATCATCAGAAGAAATGAAGAAGGCAGAAGAAAGAGAAAAGTCTCGAGCAGACTTATGGAAAGTTAAATCTATGTTTCTTGATATACCTACTGTTAAAAATACAGAACATAAAAATTTAAAAAGAAAACTTAGATCAGCATTAACGGCCGAAGAGGCAAGAGCATTTGGATCTGCTATTTTAATTAAGGAAGCTGAAAAGGATGGAAACTAGAGGTTATCTTTTAGTAGCTACATTATCAAAACCATTCTATGAAGCAATGGTTATGTGCGTTCAATCATTAAAAGATGAGGTACCTGATGCAAAGGTAGCAGTGTTTACTCATGAAGAGTGGGTAAGAGATGAAGATAGACATTTGTTTGATCATCTTATAACACCAGTACCAGTACATTGTAGAACAAAGTTATGGGCATTACCATTGACACCATTTGACGTTACATGTTATTTGGATGTAGATGGATTTGTACTAAGCAATGAAATAGAAGAAGTTTTTGATTTATTAGGTGATGCAGATGTTGTCATGTCAGAGAATAGACCTTACAATGCTAAAGTCGTTTACTTTACACACGACGATCAAGTAGGACCCGGTATACCTGGAGAAGAGTTAGAACACTATAATCCTGATCATGTTGAGTTATACAAACAAGGAAAGGCTCATAAGTTTAGATGGCATTGTGGAATGTTTGTCTGGCGTAAGAATGAGCGAACACAAAAACTATGGGAGCAATGGCTGTATTGGTATAAAAGACATACAGTTGAAAAGAACACCAAACCGTTTCCTAAAGGGCTAACGTATTGGGATACATTTGCATTCTGGAGAGCATTATATGAAAATCCAGATATGCAGATAAATATAAAAAGGATGCCTAATGATGCAAAATATAATTTTGTTACAGGGTATCGTGAAACTGAATTGAGGCCTGGATCTAAAAAAGCATTTTTGCACTACACTATAGATTCCAAGCAAGTACATAAGCGGGAGGCTTTTATAATCAATGAGACAACTTTTGACACTACCTACGGATCTTTTGACCGTCTTAAATGAATATAGCGATTGGGTATCAGCAAATCCACCAGATGTAAATTTACCAAATTGGAAAACAAAAGGTAAATTTAAAAAAGAAGATAGAGCTGAGTATGCTGCTTCATTAGAGTGCGTTAAGAGCACACCAGCAGAAACACATGATGGGTTTCCACCAGACAGTTATGGATATGATCTAAATGAACCCACATTAAAAAGAACTCTACAAATGGAAGGAGAAAGATTTTCTTCCGAAGAAAAAGATTGGATTAAAAAATATATTGAGAAATCTCAATGGCTCGACGATACCTTGGGAGCATATATTGGATATAAATTCTGTGCACTAAAAATGTATTATCCTAAAGATGGATACATTGCTTGGCATACTAATTGGAATGTACCAGGATTTAATTGTCTGTTTACATGGAATCCTACAGGGGAAGGCTATTGGCGTCACCTTGACTCATCAGAAGAGAAAGAAGGTTCAGTTAGACCTGATCCAGACAGCAAGTTAGTGCATATGCAAGATCCAGTTGGATGGCATAGCAAACTTGGATACTATGGTAAGAAAGAAGAACATAATAAAATTATGTGGCATGCTGCCTATGGTGGACCAAGAATAACTTTAGGTTGGGTTGTCTTTGATGAGAATATATGGGAAAATATTATTGAAGAACTTGAGTCAGAAGAGAAAGCTCAAGGAAAAGAAGCTAGCTACTTAAATGCTAACCAGTCTTTTGCAAGTCAATAATCTTTCTTTCTACATTTAATCTGTTTTTAGATCCAAGATAATTAATTTGATCTTTATTAACGACCTCTAAACAATCAAGAGCTCTTTTAGTTTTACCATACATTACAAACCATAATGTATTTTGGTCAATTAATTTGAGCTCTACTAATCCATTTTGTCCCTTTGCTGCTAATCTTCTTGCGGCAAAATGTTCATACATAGATGGATCCATACTTAAAATGTCTGAGTAAAATTCGTTTGGGTTATCGTATGCATTCCAATAAGTCTGATATTCTTCGACTAATGCATATTTAAAGTCAGTTCGCAGTTGCATAATTCATTCCTCTTATAAATAGTAATAGTATTTATATAGGAGCATTTGATGGCCACTAAGGTTAATATAATAATAGATCAAGGCACAGACTTTTCTACGACAGTTAATTTAAAAGATGCAGCGGGTACAAACGTAAACCTGTCTGGATACTCTGCAGCTGCTCAAATAAGAAAAACTTTTTCTTCATCTAATTCCACAGCTTTTACAGCTACACTATCCACTGCCAACTCAACATTGACATTAGCATTAAACAATGCTACAACAGCTGCTATGAATGCAGGTAGATTTGTTTACGATGCTGAGCTAACTAACAGTGGTGGAATTAAATCCAGAATATTAGAGGGGATGGTAACTGTGACCCCAGAGGTAACCAAGTAATGAGTAATACCTTATTCAATGATGCAGCATTAAACTTGAAAGTTGAAATACCAAGTGGTGGTATAGAACACAATCAATTAAATACAACAAACGTTTTTACCGTAACTACAAGTAGTTCATTATCATCTGCTAATCTTAAAGATTTATTAGATGTTGATACTGACCCAGAAGTAGATAATGGTATGTTAGTTTACGATTCAGCCAACGATACATTTACTTTAGCTAATACAGGAATGGATATCGACGGGGGCACGTACGACTAAATAATGATGCCTTTTATATAAAAGGCTGTAAACTCGTTCTTTATAGAACATTAGAGGAGCTATATGGCAACAATTAAGATTAAACGATCTAGCGTAAGCCAGAACGTACCAACAAATAGTCAGCTGGAGACTGGTGAGTTAGCTATTAACACAGCTGATGGTAAACTATACTCAGCGAACGCAACAGCAGTATTTGAAATTGGTGCAAATCTTTCTAGTTTGACAGTTAATGCTATGGCATTCCCAACAGCAGATGGGGCAAATGGTAAAGTAATAACTACATATGGTAACGGTTCTCTATACTGGGGTGAAGGTGGAGCTACTGCAACAGGTGCATTTACAGAATATGAATTCACTGCAGCAACTAACCAAACTAATTTTGCTGGTAATGATAACAATGGTTCTTCATTAAGTTATAGAACAGCAGATTCACTTAAAGTATTCCTCAATGGTATTCTATTAGAAAACGGAACTGACTATACAGCAACTAATAGTTCTAATGTAGTCTTAACAGGTGCAGCAAGTAATAATGATATTGTACAAATACATTCATATAACTTGTTTAGTAGTAACAATGTTACTGTAGCTGCTAATAATAATGTTGGAATAGGAAATACAAGTCCAGCACATTTATTTTCAGTTAATGGTAAAACATTTTTTGGAGCAAATGTTCAAGTAGGAGCAACATTGCTAGACAACCAAAACAGAGCATTAAAAGTTTATTATGCTAATGGTGATTTAGCGTGGGGATAAAATATGCCAAGTAAAGCAAGACATTTAGCAGATTTAATGAGCGATGAGAGTAGAGGTAAGGCAGTGGGTAATGCTGATGCATCTCTAAAGGACGCTGCATTATCTAAAACCGCAGCAACAAGGATGGGTGCTAGTGCATCAGATAATCTATTAGTTGCAAATACATCTTCAGATAGAATAGGTATTCAAACTGATAACCCTCAAGCAGTATTAGATGTTGAAGGTGATGTAAGAATTGGAACAGATTTAGAAGATAACACTGGAAGAGTGTTCAAAACATACTACGCTAATGGTAGTATTGCCTGGGGAGAATAAATAGTATAATGAGTAGACCAAACACAAAAACAACATTTAAGGAACACTGTCTAAGAAGATTAGGCAAGCCTGTTATTGAAATAAATGTTGACGAAGATCAAGTAGATGATAGAGTAGATGAAGCATTAGATTATTATGCTGACTACCACTTCGATGCATTCGAACCAACATATTACAAACATGAAGTTACCCAGACAGATATAGATAACAAATATGTGACACTACCAGACAATATAATTGGTGTTGTAGATATGTTTGATGTTGGTGATGCCACAAGTACAAACAATTTATTTAATGTTAGATATCAAATAGCATTAAACGACTTATATGATTTAAGTAGATATGAACTAGTACCATTCTATATGAACTTTCAAAATATTAGAATGATTGAAGAAATATTAGTTGGTAAACAACGACTTAGATTTAGCAGACATATGAACCAGGCTCATATAGATATGGGTTGGGACAGAGTACCAGTAGGTACGTTCCTTGTATTCAAAGCATATAGAGTTATAGACCCAGACACATATACAGATGTATGGAAAGACAGATGGCTATTAAGATATGCTGCTTGTTTAATTAAATTACAATGGGGTTCAAACTTAATTAAATTTGAAGGAATGCAATTACCTGGTGGTGTACAATTTAATGGTCAAAAATTATATGACGATGCGTTTGCCGAAAGACAACAGCTAGAAGAAGAAATGGCAAGCAACTATGTATATCCTCCAGAAGATATGGTAGGATAATATGGCTGGACAAAATGTATTCTTTAATAACTTTGCACAAAGTCAAGAGCAGAAGTTAATAGAAGATCTCGTAATAGAGTCTATTGGAATATATGGAGTCGAAGCATTGTACTTGCCTAAAACATATGGCGACTATGATTATCTATATGGTGAAGATGATCTAGGAACAATCTCTGATCATTACACAGTACCAATGTATATTAATACTGTAGAAGGTTTTGGTGGTGAGGGAGACTTCTTAAGCAAGTTTGGAGTCGAACAAAGAGACACAATGACAATGTCTGTAGCAAGATGGACATTTGAACAAGACGTTGGTAATGAAGAGAAAGCAAATATTGCAAGGCCTAGAGAAGGTGATGTAATATACTTCCCACTTAACAGAAAATTATATACAATTAACTTTGTAGAGCACGAACCTATATTTTATCAAATGGGTTCATTACAATTCTATGAATTAAGATTAGATATGTTTGAGTATAGTGGTGAAAGATTATCTACTGGTATACAAGAAATAGATAAGTTAGAAACAGCTAAGTCTATGGATATCAATATGAGCTCTATGTTTATAATGGAGACAGGAGATCCTGAACTACCAATACACATAGAAACAGGACAACGAATTTTGTTAGATGGATTTACTGAGATAGATCAAGATGAGGCAACAGATAGTGAAAATGCATTCTTTGAAACCGGAGCCGATGGCTTTATTGATTTCTCAGACGGAGATCCATTTAGTGAAGGCGGTACATTCTAATGTTTGGACATAAGTTTTATCATACATCATTAAGAAAGTACATCATTTTATTTGGTACTATGTTTAATGATCTTCATATTGAAAGACGTAACAGTAGTGGTAACGTAATACAAACTATTAAATGTCCATTAGTATATGCACCAAGAGAAAAAGTTACAGCAAGATTAGAACAAAATCCAGATCTAACTAACCAAGAATCAATATTACTTCCAAGGCTATCTTTTGAGATGACCAATATGCAATACGATCCAAGTAGGAAGTTAAATACAATGAATAGATTGAGACATGATCCAGGTGATGCAGCTACTGGTGGCAAGATGAAATTTCAATATCAACCAGTACCTTATGATATAAATTTTGATATGAATATCTATACTAGATATGCTGAAGATGCAACTCAAATATTAGAACAAATCGTACCTTTCTTTACACCAGAATTTACAGCTACAATTAATACAATACCAGAGATGGGCATTAAAGCTGACATACCAATCATATTAGAAGCTATGTCGTCACAGGATACATATGAAGGTGACTTTGAAACAAGAAGAGCTTTAATATGGAACTTAAATTTTAGAATGAAGGCATACTTATATGGTCCTATTAAAGAACAAGCTGCAATAAGAAAAGCAAATGTTAACTTTACCACTACTCATGCAAATGGAGCATATGGAAATACACCTGCAACAGCAGTAAAAATACAACCAGGATTGTTAGCCAATGGTAGTGCAACTACTAATGCTGCAGCATCCGTTTCTGCAAATAGTATAAATAGTAGTGATAGTTATGGAATTGCCGTAGACTTTGAGGATTACTTTGATGGACAAACTTAATAATGATACTATTGGAAAAGCGCTAGACGTTGAACCCGTAGTACAAGGTGAAATCGTCCCTGCTGAAAAACCAGCAACAGATGATAGATTAGAAAATGATTTTACATATGCAAGAGAAAACTTGTATAATATTATTGAGAGAGGAACAGATGCTCTTAATGGTATTGTTGATCTAGCAAATCAATCACAACATCCGCGTTCTTTTGAAGTGGTTGCAGATTTAGTAAGAACACTATCAAGTGCAAACAAAGACTTACTGGACATTCAAAAGAAAATGAAAGACATGCACCCAGAAGAAAAAGGTCCAAGTAAAGTTGAGAACAATTTATTTATTGGATCCACTAAAGACTTAACAGATTTATTAGAAGGTGGAGCAAGAAAAGTAGCCACTCACAAAAAGAAATAATATGGCCGATCATTATTTAGGAAATCCTAAGCTAAAAAAAGCTAATAAAATTATTGACTTTACCGAAGAACAAATATCTGAGGTAGTCAAATGTAGTAAAGATATTGTATACTTCTGTGAAAAATATCAAAAGATTATTAATATTGATACTGGTTTAATGCCATTCACGCCATACGAATATCAAAAAAATATAATGAGAGAGGTGGATGCTAACAGATTTGTTATCTGTAAGATGCCTCGTCAGACTGGTAAGACTACAACAATGGTTGCAGTTATGTTGCATTATGCATTGTTTAATCCAGACTATAACATTGCTATCCTTGCTAACAAAGCAGCAACGTCAAGAGAAATTTTAGGAAGACTACAGCTAGCATATGAAAACCTACCATGGTTTTTACAACAGGGTGTTGTAGAATGGAATAAAGGTAGTATAGTTTTAGAGAATGGTAGTAAGATATTTGCATCATCTACATCAGCTTCTGCTATCAGGGGTATGTCTATTAACTTAGTATACTTAGATGAGTTTGCATTCGTACCTTCAACAGTACAAGAAGAATTCTTTAGCTCTGTATATCCTACAATATCATCTGGTACGTCATCAAGAGTATTGATAACAAGTACGCCAAATGGTATGAACATGTTTTATAAATTATGGCACGATGCTGAGAAAGGATATAATGATTACTCTACCGTAAGTGTTAACTGGTGGGATGTACCAGGAAGAGATGAAGCATGGAAAGAACAAACAATAAGAAATACATCCGAAAAACAATTTGCAGTTGAGTTTGAATGTGAATTTTTAGGATCCAGTGATACATTAATTGATGCTCACAAACTAAGAAACTTGGTATTCAATAACCCAATACAGCAAACAGAAGATTTAAAAATATTTGAGACTCCAAAAAAGGATCACATATACACTCTTACAGCTGATACAAGTAGAGGCGTAGGAGGAGACTATAGTGCTTTTGCAGTATTTGATGTTACAGAAGTACCATATAAAGTAGTAGCTACTTACAGAAATAATACAATAGCACCAGTGTTATATCCTAAAGCAATATTTAATGCTGGCAGAACATACAACAATGCTCATGTATTAATAGAGATTAATGATATAGGTCAACAAGTAGCTGACATACTCCATGATGATTTAGAGTATGAGAATATAATAACTGCCCAGTGGAAAGGTCGTGCTGGACAGAAAGTTGGCGGTGGATTTGGTGGAGGCAATCAGCAATTAGGTATTAGAACAACCCCTTCTATGAAAAGAATAGGTTGTGCTATGTTGAAAACTATTGTCGAAAATGATAGAATGATAGTAAACGACTTTGATATTTTATCAGAACTAACAACGTTCGTAGCAAATAAACGTGGTACTAACTACGAAGCAGAACAAGGTAGAACTGATGATTTAGCAATGTGTCTAGTATTCTTTGCATGGTTAACTAAGGAAGACTTTTTCAAAGAACTAACTGACATAGATATAAGGAAGAACTTATACGAACTTAACCAACAGGCTATAGAAGATCAGCTTGTACCATTCGGCTTTGTAGAGGATGGTCACAGCAGTGATGACTTATGGTCTGATGACGATGAATTTAAAGGTGGACAAAGAGTTAATGTAGAAGGATGGGACTATGAGAGTGAATCACTCTTCTAGTATTGAGTTTTATAAATAATACAGAGCTTTATAATCTACCGAAAAGAAAAGGAGAATTGAAATGGCATTTCAGGTCAGTCCAGGCGTAAATGTATCAGAAATTGATTTGAGTACAGTAGTACCAGCAGTTTCTTCTACAGAAGGCGCTTTAGCAGGGGTTTTTAGATGGGGACCTGTGGATTCTCGTGTCTTAGTTGACAGCGAGGAAACACTAGTATCTCGATTCCATAAACCAGTTGGGTCCTTAAACCCAGAAACTTTTTTTACCGCAGCTAACTTTTTAGCATACGGGAATAAACTCTATGTGAACAGAGTTATTAGCTCTGCAGCCAAGAACGCGGTTTCAAACGGTAGTTCAGCAGCAGTTTTAATAAAGAACGATGATCAGATAGACAATGTGTCTCTTACAAGTAACGATCACTATGTAGCAAAGTATCCAGGTGCGCTTGGAAACAGTCTACAAGTCTCAACATGTAAGTCAGCAAATGATTACTTAGAGTCCACTGATGGTGGTACTCTTGCTATTAATGCAGGTAACAATATTGCTACTACATCTCAGAATGAGACTTCAAGTGGTTCAGGTCTTGTAAATGTAGGAGACAAAATTAAATTTGGTAACTCAACAGTAGGTCTTTACTACTTAGAAGTTACAGCAGCAAACAGCACAACATTCACATTCAAGGATAACTACACAGGTGCAGTAAACTTAACAGGTATGTCTTTTGACAGATACTGGAAGTATTACGACTTAGTGAGAGCAGCTCCTGGAACATCATCTTACACACAAGCCAAAGGCGGTGCAGGTGATGAAATACACGTAGTAGTTACAGACGAAGATGGAGACATCTCTGGAACTAAAGGACAAGTACTAGAAGTATTTGAAGGTGTATCAAGAGCTACTGATGCGAAAACAGAATCAGGAGAAACTAACTTCTGGATCAATGTTATCAATCAACAGTCATCTTGGGTATGGGCAAAAGGTGCTTTCAACTTAGCAGCAAACACAACAGGTGCAGCAAGTACTGCATTAGCAACACAAAATGCAAATTACGATTCACTTAAATTAGGTGTCGATTCTGCAGCAGAAGGATCCATGTCATTAGCTGATATATCAGCAGGGTATGACAAATTTGCTTCAGCAGAAGATGTAGACATCAGCTTAATCCTTCAGGGTAAAGCATTAGGTGGAGCAGCAGATTCAGGTGTTGCAAAATACATCATAGATAATATTTGTGAAAAGAGAAAAGATTGTGTTCTATTTGCTTCACCAGCTAAAGGTGATGTAGTTAATAACATTGGTGGCGAAGTTGATGCAATCAAAGCATATAGAAATGCTTTAACAAACTCATCATATGCAATGCTAGACAGCGGATACAAATATGC